CCTCTACATAAAAGTGTGGTTCTTCTTTTGGATCGTATGATTTTGATTGAACTTGTGGACTAACGTGAAATGTCTCTATTAGTTTCCAATATTTTCTAAATCTCATACCAATAGTTTCTAGCTGTTGCTGATGATCTTTAGTAAGCGTTCCAAAATGCTCTAAATACCATTCTTTATCGGTTTGTACATTATCAGGAATAAAAAGTCTTTTAGACATTACTGCACCTCCTGTAATACTTTCTTTAACTCTTTTAGTTCTGCAATAGTTTTTTCTATTTGTGCTATTGCTTTTGTATGTTCTTCTAGTAGTTGCTTCTGACCTATCAAGCGTTGATCGGTTTGCCACTCTAGGTTTTTTTTGAATTGCATTGTTAGATAAAATAAACTGAGCAAACCTAGCCTAACTGATTGTATATAATATTGCAACTATTGTTTAATATTACCAATAAAAAACCGCCCTTTTACAGGCGGTCTTAACCACTGTTGCAAACAATCCTATTATACAAACATATCGCTAATGCTAACAACGTGTTCATCTAGTCTTGGATCTTCCCAACTACCCCATACCGCAGAATCACCGCATAGTTTTTTCTCTAATAGAGTTAAAATTGCGTACTCGATCTGCTCTTTCATTTGGAAAGCTGGTGTATCTCTATAACAAGGATCCTCGCAACTTTGATAATCCCAATTTTTAAGCATACCCCAACATTGCATTAAACCTTTTGGATTTTTCTCTGCAACCCATTTTGTAATAGTTGATGATTTTCTAAACTTGTAGTTGTTAGTCCACATTTCCTTATCTACTGGATAACGAAATTTAAGACTATCAACGTTGCAATCTAGTAAATGGTCAAACACTACCTTATGAAGTGCTAACCCTTTATGAGTTTTTGAAGCATCTGATAGAAGTAACCTAGCGATCCTTTCACATTCAAAATTTTCTAATTTTTTAGTAATCGGTGCTGAATAATAGGCTTGATCTAATGCTGTTTGTGAATCTACATAATTAGGTGCTTTATAAAACTCTCCGTAAAGAGTAGCTAAAGCGTTTAAACAGTCTTGATCAGTTAGATGTGCTGACATAGTAAAAAAATAATGTACTGAGCAAACCTAACCTAGCATAATGTTTGTAATATTGCAATCAATAGACAATAAAAAACCCCTAAGTAAAAACTTAAGGGTTTTGTAAAGCAAACCTAGCTCTATTAATCAGAGCTATTAAAATGTCTCATTAATCCTGTTTTTACTTCAATAGCTTTTTCTATTTTTCTCAAAATAGATTTTCTTACTATTGGCTGATCAGGATCACCTTTTGATGAATAAGAACCATATTTAAAACTACTTTGTAGTTCTTTTAATTCTTGTAATGTAAAAAATTCGTGCATTACTTTTTCTCCTCTGGTTTTTTTGGTGTTGGTGCATTTTTTAATGCTTCCCAAATAGCACTTATATTGTGGCGGTTTTCTTTGGTAATTCTGATACCAATAATGCCACCCTCGAATGTTTCGATTTGATTTGATAAATCCATAATAAAAATTGGATAACGTGAGCAACAAGAGATCTTATAAAAAGAATCTCTTTTACTAGCAGTAAATAAATTACTGCTAATAAGAGAGAATCTAAAAAGAACTAAGAACCCATTATAAGATTCTTAGCTTTTACAGCTTGACCAATAACGGTTAAAAGGTGCTTTGGTTCTTTCTTTAATACTTTTATCCAGCCAGCAAGATAAGAAGCGTGTATATCGTCATTAGAGTCTATTTGAAACTCATTACAACATAAGAAACTGCAAGTATCTGCAATTAATTCTTCAGTTGCGTATAAGTCAGAACCAAACACTGCTGTTTTATCGGTAATGCCTTTACGATTTAAACGCTTTTTAGTACCAGTACTATGTCCACATTCGTGGCTAGTAACAGCAACAAATAAAGAATTACTCTCGAACCTATTTTGGCTAGGAACGGTTATTGAATCTTCATCAGGATCATAAAATGCAGAATTTCCGCATTGTTTAAAGTCGATCTTTTGAGAGTCCATATAATTCTGTAATTGCTTAATTGCTTTAGCTTCTTTAGCACTCACTGGTGTTTGATTTACTGCTACTTCTTTATTTAATTCTGCAAGTCTTTTTTCTAGCTTCTCTGATCTCTCAAAGCAATCTAAATTAAAAACTCTACAAGGTGTAAATAAAGTAAAAGCAGTAAATTCTTTATTACCATTAATGTCTAATACTGGCTTTCCATTAGTATCTAGTAGCTCTTTCTTAATAGCTATTGGTCTTAAGATAATAGAACCTTTAGAACCTTTTTTAATCTTTAATCCAAAAGACCTAGCTTGAGAGAATCCCATCCAGTAAGGACTTGTAAACCCTCTGCAAATTCGAGCAATTTCTAAACATATTAGATTGCCGTTTTGGTAAGCGTCACCAGTAACAAAATTTGTATGTTGCTGTTCTGCTGTCCAAGTCCTTCTAAATGGATTAGTTCCCTTTTCCATTATTTGAATTAAAGAGTTAGCTAACTCCTCATAACCCTTATTAGGATCAAATTCTTTTTTTGATTGTCTAGGTGCTGATGCTGTCATTTGTTTAGTAAGTAATTGAGCAACTGTAATTAATTAATAATTACTATTAGTAGTATTACATATTTTTTATTAATTGTCTGCTTTATTGCTAATTATTTGTTTTATTTGTTGCTTGTTTTATTAGTACAAAATTAAAAAACCGCTTCTCTGGTACGCTAGTTCATTTGTACTATAAGTAGTTATATCAATGGATCTCAAGGAAATTGTATAAAATAACGATTTTTTTTTGTACTACTTTTTGTATTAGTTAACTATTAGTATCCACCCCTTAAAATTTAGCGATTACTTAGACATATATAGATAAAAAACAACAGACTAACCCCTATTAATAGTAAAAAATTATTGTATATAATTTACAACCCTAGTTATTGCAGTATTTTTTGTATATTTTTATCTTTTTTTTGACTTTTTTCTATAGCAAATGGGGTAAAATTCATTTCCACTATATGCGTAAGCCCTTCAAATTTTTGCGGTTAAATTATTTTGGATATGCAGAAGCAGAAGAACTAGGAATAAACCTTAAGGGTGAATCCTAAGTATATATATAGGGGGAATACGGAATAACCCCCTATAGTGGAGAGTAAGTGTTGCTCAGTTACATATCCTATAGTGAGTGTTAATAGAAATTAGTTATAAAGCCATCATTATTTTGGTTAGAATTTCTTATTTGTTGAGGAGTCATACCCATAGCGGTTTGGGTTACGGTGTTATTCATAGCAGCACCCCAATTTGATAGGTGAGTCATCATTAGTTCAGACTTACGTTGTTTAATATTTCTATCTTCATCTTGAGCCATATAGTCTGTCCAGTAGCTAACAGCACCAGCTAGAGCATCTAAGATGTCATCATGTACAAGAGAACCTCTATGACGAGATATTCTGGACATTTGATATACGAGTTGTAGCTTTAATCTTCTTTCGGGAGGTTCTTGAGAGTTAGAACGAAGGTCTTTTTCTATCACTTTACGGTCTATTATTAGGCGGTGAGAGTTCATTACAGGCTCTAGGGTGTCTATTATGCGTAGTTCTTTGGTTTTATTGTTTCTAACGTCTTGTACTTCGCAGGGATGATACCGCATAAGGAAGGGTTTTAACAGTTCAGCAAACATTCCTCCTCCAAAGTTTTGCTCAACAAGGATAGAATTTATCTTATTGTCTCTAGCAATGCGTGATAATTTTTCTAATACAGCGTCAGAGTAACCACCGACAAGACCACCAGCATCAGTAACAAAGAGATTACCGTTAAGCATCTTTACACAGGCATAACCTGTAGCATCTTTACCCTTTCCAGAGGGGTCAACGAACATAACTGAGCCTGTATATTCTATAAAATCACCAAATTCTTGGGCTGGTCGGTAGAATCTGTCACCATTGAAACCAACACAAGGTAAATCTTGTAATACATACTCAGGAGAGTTAGACCATATCACCTTTTCTGGTGCATATTCTTGGTTTACAGAGCTAATAACAAGATCACGCAGCTTTAATGGGTATCTATCTTGATCTGAAAGGGTAGTATCCAGCATAAATTGTAGATTGAACCCAGAACGCCCATAGGATGCTTCACGTTCCATCAAATCAATGTCTGAGAACCTATCAGGGTCAACAGGATCTTTAGGCTTTACAGACTCATTTGCAAGCCTTTCAGCTAACTTAGGTGCAAGTCTATCTCCATAGTTGTTTTTTAGATCAGGGTATCTAGCTGTCCATATTCTTGTTTCATATCCTCTTTCTTCTAGCGTTAGATATAAACTATTCTCTACTTGTGGTGTACCAAGAAATGTAACTTTGCCATTAGGTTTTAATATAGCGTCAAATTCTTTTACAGCTTCCGCAAGTTTATCTCTCATAGGTTGAGTAAAACTATTATTAGGAACTTCTACATCATCAGCTATAACTTCATCAGCACGACTACCAGCCATCTGTCCTAAAACACCACAGGATTTTACAGATGGTGCATGGTCAGCTTGAGCAGGTGCAACATCAAAACTTATCTTGGAGTTACGTTGATGATCTTGTGGTATTAATGGCGATAATAAAGGCATTTCATTTATTAGTCGCATAGTGAATGTAGAAAAGTTATCTGCTCTTTCTTTACTGGCTGATACCACAAGAAATTTTAGCTGTGGGTTCATACGAAGTCGCCACACTACATAAGTACTTGTAATCCAGCTTTTACCTACACCACGAAATCCTTGTATGATCTTACGTCTGTTTCCATACTGTAGATACTCAGCAATATCTAATTGAACAGGAGTAGGATCAGGTAAATTTAGATGTCTCCAAGTAATAATTAAGAAATATCTAAAGTCGTGTAGCTTTTTAGGTAGAGGTTGCAATTATAATTCACTAGCAGGTATAGCTTCTAGGTCTGGTAAGTTGTTCATAATATCTTCTAGACCATTTTTTTCTGTAGGAATACATTCTATACCGTTATCTTTTAAGAATTGTCTAGCTACGTTTAGATCACCAGCCTTTGCATCACCGTTTTTTACTCTATCTATCAACACATCAGTTAAAGTACTATGCAAATCTTCTAACTTTTTTAAATCTTTGTTAGTCATAGCTACTGTTTTTGTTTAATATAATCACTTTTGATCTGTTTTGCCAAACAGAAGATACCTAATTTTACCAAAAAACCCTAGTTTTCTTACCTTTTTGTATAGTCTCATACCCTTTTCGTAGCGATATAACTTGGTTTCTATCTCAGATATACGCATTATTGCAGCAGATAGCAGCATATCTTGTAGTCTTGTGTATTTTACTAGATCTAAACAGTATGCTTTTATAACTTCGTCTGGTAATTCTTGTGTTTCACGTTGTTTTTTTAGTATTTCAAACTCTATTTCTGGCGGTGGGTTGCCGATAAGTACCTTAAAAAACTCTTTATGTGTCATATCAGTTCATCTTAGGAAACAGTTGATGCTCTAATAAGTCAACAGCACGATCATCTAGTGTGTTGGTAGTTTGTTTGCAGATAGCTCTAAGCAGATCAACTATTAATCTTTTTACAGCAGTTGTAGTAAAGAACTTTAATAGTATTGGTTTTAAGAGTTTAAGCATAATAATCTTGTGTTACTTTCCAAACATAGCTACATTGCTAGTATTAGACAAGAGTTTGCACTTCTATGGA